TTTTGATCTGTTTAACTATAATTACGCAACAGTGGAGTTGATAAGACCGGAGTGGGACAAATTAGAAGAAAAAATAAAGCACGGGGTCAATTATATGCGCAAGCGCCCACCAAAACGCACAGTAAGACGAAGCATTAACGGAATTGAGGGATGATATGACAGTAACAATCAGAAATAAAAACCAGCTATTAGATGCAAAAGAGACGCTGGAAGACTTGAAAAAGGCGAGAAAAAAGATATTGCTTGGTGGTCAAGCATACGAAATTGGAGACAACAAGATGACAAGAGCCAGCCTAAAGGAAATATCAGAAGAAATAAATGCGTATGAACGTGCAATCAATGCTTATGAAACAAGAGGAACAACAAAACGCAGGATGGCAAGAGCAATACCGCTGGGGTGATAACATATGGGATTTTTTGCAGAACGAAAAAAGACAAAAGAACAAAAAAGAGCTCTTGAACAGGCACAGATAGAGAATCAGATTGCAAAAACAAAAGCAAACACGATGATATTAAACGCAAGAATTAGTGCAGCGGAAAAATTTACAAATACAGGATACTCACACGGAGGAGCATCACGATCGGAATCATGGGCGAAAGGGTACGATGACGAGAGCCTGTCGCCAAGCAGCGACATTGAAATGAACCGAAAAGAATTACGACAGAGAACCAGAGATCTGTATATGAATGCTCCGATAGGCACGGCAGCAATCAAAGCCACTAGAACAAGCTGTGTAGGGATTGGGTTAAAACCGAAACCAAAGATTGATTATGAATTCCTGGGTATTAGCAAAGAGGAAGCAGCAGACATACAGCGATTAATCAAAAAAGAGTTTGCAATATGGGCAGAGAGCACATTGTGCGACATATGCGATCTAAACAATTTTTACGAGTTACAGCAGATTGTATTTAACGACTGGCTCATGAACGGCGAAGAATTTGTATTAATGGCTTACGGAGAAAAAACAAGTTACATGCCGTATCGGTTGAGATTGAAACTGGTAACGGCAGACAGAATTTCAACGCCGGGAAGTCTCGATGGTACATATGACGGATACGATCAGACAACAAAGTTAGGAAACAGGATTATGAACGGTGTAGAAATAGATAAAGATGGAAAGGTAGTAGCATATCACATAAGCTCAAACTTTCCGGGAGAAAACGGCACAACACAGACAACATGGAAGAGGGTTGTAAAAAGAGGGAAAAATACCGGAAATCCAAACATACTGCATGTGTTCAACGCGGAACGTGCAGAACAGTACAGAGGAGTTCCATTTCTCGCACCGGTAATCACATCGATCAAGCAGTTGACCAGATACACAGAAGCAGAAATCATGGCAGCAGTCATCAATTCAATCTTTGCACTTTTTGTAAGTACAGAAGATGGAGAAGAGGTTGAAGGTTTTTCAGGTGTAGATTCCGAGGATGACGACTGGGATGATGATACATATCCAGATACAAGCAGGCAGGATAATGAGTACCGGCTTGGAAACGGAATTATTAATTTTTTGAAAGAAGGAGAAAAAGTAGAAGCGGTAGAAAGCAAACATCCATCAGGAAATTATGACGGATTTGTAACAGCTTTTACGACAATGATAGGCGCAGCACTGGAAATATCACCAGAAGTGCTCATGAAAAAATTTACAAATAATTTTTCCGCGAGCAAAGGTGCCTTAAATGAGACATGGAGACATTTTTCGACAAGAAGAAAATGGTTCATTGATGATTTTTGCAAGCCAGTATATGAATTATGGCTTGCAGAGGCAGTGGGAAGCGGAAGAATAAATATTCCGGGATTTTTCACAGATCCACTCATAAAGCAGGCATACGCAAGTGCAACATGGACAGGACCGGCGCAGGGTTGCTTAAATCCGGTGCAGGAAGTAAATGCAGCAGTTACACGCATGGAACACGGACTATCAACGCATGAAGACGAATGTGCAGCAATTAACGGAAGCGATTATGACGACAATGTAAGAACGTTGATGAATGAAAATAAGAGCCTGGCAGAGGCAAACAGACAGGAGGAATAATATGCCGAAGAAAATAGAAATCAAAGGTCCGATCATAACAAGTAGCTCAGACTGGGTATACAGATGGCTGGGAATGGAATATGCATCGCCAAAAAAATTAAAAGAGGATTTAGAAGCTGCAGGCAATGAAGATATTGTGATCGAGATTAATTCAAGCGGCGGAGTATGCGCAGCCGGAATGGAAATGTACCAGGCAATCATGGAATATCAGGGAAATGTAACGGCACATGTTATCGTGGCAGCTTCAGCAGCAACATTGCCAGCATGTGCGGCGGATAAAACTTTAATGTCAGATGCAGCTATTTTCATGATTCATAATACACAGTCGAGCGCATCAGGAGATTACAGAGACATGCAGATGTCTTCGGATGCACTGAGAGAGTTCAACGAGGGACTTATCAATGCATATGTGAGAAAAACCGGATTAAGCAGAGATGAAATACAGACATTAATGGACAATGACACATACATGAGTCCACAGACCGCGATTGAAAAGCATTTTGCAGATGGATACATATGCGGAGATCCAAACAGAACAGAGCAGACAGCAGATATAAATATTATGGGAGTTGTCGCAGCAGCGACAGCACCAGCCATTATACCAGAAGATAAGCTCTTGGAACTGGCAAGTGCAATAAAACAGATAGAAGAAAAAAACAGCAGACCGGACAACAAGGGAGTTGCACCGGTGCAACCGCAGAATACCGGTGAAAATGCCGTATCTGATACACCAACAAATTCAAAAGGAGGAAACGAGAAGATGACATTAAACGAGTTTTTAAAAGAAAACCCGGAAGCGCAGACAGAAATGGATGCAATGCTCGCAACAAGAGAAAAAGAAGGGGCAGACGCAGAAAGAAACCGGATCCAGTCGCTGGACAAACTGGCTAAAACAGTCAGCGCAGAGATGCTGGACGATGCAAAATATGGAGAAAATCAGTTAGATGGTCCGGCACTTGCATACAAAGCACTGGCAGAGGGCAACAAGATTGCTGAATCATACATGAGTGCAGCAGAGGCAGATGCGAACGATTCAGGAGTCAGAGATGTAGGAACCGGAAAACCAGACACTGGAGAAACTGACAATACAACAGACGAAGATGAAATGGCAGCATATGTCAATCAGAGGAAAGGACGGTAAAAATGAGCATTTTAAACAAACAGGCATACGAAATGAAAAATGATCCACTTATTTACGATGCAACACACCAGTTTGATGCAAAAATTGTACAGGTTTCAATTACATCAGAAACAGCAGGAAGTCTGGAAAGAGGACAGGTGCTTGACTGTAATGATGGAACTTATGCAGTACATGCAGCAAGCGGAGAACCAAGCGTGATTGTAGCGGAAACAACAGGATACGCGGCAGATGATACAGATATCAGCGTACCAGTATACATTAGCGGCACTTTCCACACAGGAAAAGTGAAAGCAACGCCGGAACTTACAAGCGCAGATGTCGAAAAGTTAAGAGAAAAAGGAATTTATTTGAAGTAAAGGAGAGAGAAGATGGTAGTTGAAACACAGACACTGATCAATACGGTAAAAAAGATGTATCCGGTTGCAAAATTTTTTAAAGACCGTTATTTCCCGGATGGCAGAACATTTTATTCAGAAAAAGCACTTATTGAAATGAAGAAAGGCACAAGAAAAATAGCACCATTTGTAGTTCCTGTCGTAAATGGTATTCCGATGGAATCAGAAGGATACAGCGCATATGAGGTTAAAGCACCTTATATTGCACTTAAGATGCCAATTACACCAGAAGAGCTTCAGAAAAAAGCATTTGGAGAGTCGATCGAATCCAACCGCAAGCCGGAAGACAGGGAAAAAGAACTGGAAGCAGAACATATGGACGATATGCGAAGAGCAATCTACAATCGGCAGGAGCTCATGTGTACCGAGATCATCACAACCGGTCAGATTGTAATGAAACATTATTCTACAGCGGAAGATGCCGCAAAAGGAACAAATTACAAACAGATGCTGCTCAGATTCTACAGTAAAGAGGAATTTAAGAATAAATATAAGTTTGTAAAAAAATGGGGAGAAATGACAACATCAGAAAAGATTCAGGAATTTTATAAAATGGCTGCAATCTTAAAACGACGCGGAGTGAAAGCAGTAGATCTGGATTTTGCATCAGATGTATCAATGGATCTCATGACAGACAAGGAGTTTTTAGAATTTTACAATAAACTCCATGTTAATACAGGAGTGATCGATCAGAAAGAACTTCCGGACGGAGTTACCAATAACGGAAAAATCAACGTAAACGGAGTCATCTTCGATATGTACACCTACGACGAAGTTTATGAAGATGCAGACGGAACAATAAAGGAATTCCTGCCAAAGGGTACAATCGCAATGCTCCATCCAAACATGGGAACAACCGTATATGCACAGGTTACACTCGTAAAGGGAGGAACATTCAAATCCTTTGCGGAAAGAATCGTGCCAAGAGTTGTAGCAAGCGAAGATAACAACATGATGGAAGTACAGATGTTTTCCCGACCAGTGCCATATCCTTATGATTGCGACGGATGGCTCGTGGCAAATATCCATGATGACATCGCAAAGAGCCAGAATGATGCAGACAACAGTGTAGACACAGATGAACCGGCACAGTCAGGCGTAACACTTAAATCAGAGGCAGAGATTAAGGCAATGAACAAAAAAGCAGATGTGATCGCTTATGCGGAATCAATCGGTTTATCAGGTCTGTCAACAGACATGAAACTTGAAGATTTATACGAAAGCGTATTGATATACCAGAATGAAACATACAGCGACTAAGGAGGAGTTTTATGCTGACAGCAAAAACGACAGTCATTGTTGGTAAAAAAAGTTATACAAAAGGACAGACTGTAACAGGTCTGTCCAAGATCGATAGAGAATGGATGAAACTGGCAGGACTCATAGAAGAAGCAGCAGGCAAAAAAGAGACAAAAAAGTCAGAGGAAGCAAAAGATGGACTTTAAAGAGGCATATCAGGAAGATATAGACCAGACATTTTTTGATATGGAAGAATTTGCATCTGCACATGTGATTGATGGAAAAGAATGTGAAGTTGTATTGACAAACTTATCCAAAACAGATGCAAAAATGACATACGGTATGATGAAAGCAACCATAAACCCGAAAGAAACTGCAATCAACAAATTAAGTTACACACTTTATATCAGGGATAAGGATATGCGAAAAAAAGTAACAACAAACGCAGTGATCAATCTGGACGGAAAAAATTATTTTGTACAGAGTGTAGATCATGCGGACGGAATTTACAAACTGATCATTGGCGGACACGCAGTGTAGGAGATAACAATGCTGGTTCAATCGATTTATGTAGACGAAGGACAAGTGAAAGAGAGACTGGGAGCTTTAGAAAGCCAATCGACAAAAGTAATTGTCAGGGCAGTAAACAGATCGTACACATCTGGAAAAAATGCGATCGCAGAGGAAGCTAGAAAAGGATATTATCTGTCACAACATGATGTAAATGGCAAAAACATACTGAAAATCACAAAAGCGACTTATTCAAATCCGGTAGCAACACTCAAATACACGGACAGACATAGAAATTTATATCTGTGGAATGGCAAAAAAGCTGTGTCACCAGGAAAGATTATTCATTGGTCGCACGGTACACCAAATGTCCCAATATATAAAGCGGCAGTAAAAAGAGGCCATGGAAAAGTTGAAATGCGAGGAGAAAACAAACCGTTCATCCAGAAAGTGCGAAGCGGAGAAGACGGTGAATTTGTCGGATTATTCCGAAGACGTACCGCAAAAAGAGATTCCCAGCTCGTAGGAGTAGGAGGACCGGCAATACCTCAGATTTTAAAACAAGACACGATCATGGATAGATTCCAGAGGACAGCAGGACCGGTCTTGCAAAAGAGACTCGACCATGAGATAGATGCAGTATTAAAAGGAGTAGTGAAATGACAGATCTTGACTTACAGGAAGCTTTAATAACAGAAGTGAAAGAAGTACTGGAACATCAGAGTATTAAAAGGCAGGATGGAGAAACATGGAAAGACTTCAATGTATACAGGCAGGACAAACCATATAAAGATGATGACGAAGACGAGGCACAGGAGAATTACATCATAGTAATGCTTGATGATGAAGATACAGATTCAGAGGGAAGATGGATTGTAACAGTACACATGTTGATCAGCGCCTATGTTCCATTCAATGAAGATACCGATCATCAGGGAAATATGATAATCGCAAACATTATGAACCAGATCGACCTACATTTGTGCAAAAAAGGAATCATTGCAGACATGTACGAGATGGAACCACAGAGAAAAAAACGGTTCAATCAGGAGTGTTATCAAAATTATTACGAATGTGATTACATTACAAAATGGAAACTGCCAGAAATAAATATAGAAGGGATAAGGGACTTGGTATGACAGTGATTTATTTAGGCCCGGATTTAAAAGGAATCGTGCGGAAAAATCAGGTGTTCCGGTACGAACCGAAGGAAGTAATAGAAAGCGCAAAGAAAGTAAACACTCTCGCAGAAAATCTCTTTGTGACACTGGACAAAGTCCCGGAGACGAGAAAAGAGATTGTAAGAGAAGGATCTTTCCTAAACATCACATATGCAAAAATTGAAAAAGCAGGAGGTAAATCATGACGAACTACAAACACGGCATCAGTACAACCAGAGACGCAGACATCTCAATTGAAGTATCAGAAGCAGCAAGGGTACATGCGGTAATCGGTACCGCACCGATTAACTTACTGGATGATCCGGAAAAAGCGGTAAATACACCATATCTGGTAAAAAACAGAGGAGAAGTGAAGGAAAATCTCGGAATCTGCACAAATTACGAAGATTACACTTTGATGCAGGCAACACTTGTATCATTACAGAAAATCGGAACAGCACCACTTGTAATGATCAATGTATTAGATCCTTCAAAACCACAGCATGTGACAGCGGTAGCCGGAGAAGAATTTCAGGTGACAAAAGGAAATACAAAGGTTGAAGTAGAGGGAATCCTTTTAAAAACGCTCGTTGTATCAAAGGATGATACACAGGGAAAAGCAGATGAAGACTATGTAGCAGCATTCGATGCAAACGGTTATGTAAATATCGCAGTATCAGAGACTGGAAAATTAAAGGGTGCAGAGAAACTTACGATCGCCTACAGTAAATTAAACCCGAAAGGCGTTACAGAAGAGGATATCATCGGAGGAGTAGGAGAGGATGGAATCAGAACGGGAATTGAACTCGTGGATGAGATTTACAGCAGATTCCAGCTGATCCCGGATATTCTCACAGCACCAGGATACTCGAAATCACCACAGGTGGCAGCAGCACTTGAAATGAAAGCAGAGCTGATCGGAGAACTTACAAATGCAGTCGCAATTGTAGATATCGAATCAGAGACAACCGTGCGACCGGAAGACGTAAAAACAGCAAAAGATAAATTGGGATGTTTTGCAAGGCAGACAGTCGCATGCTGGCCAAAAGTCCTTGTGGGAGGATACAGCGTATATGCTTCCTCTGTTGTTGCAGCAGTACTGCAGAGTGAAGCAACGAAAAACGAAGGAGTACCAACATCGCCGGACAACAAGACTGCTCCAATCGAAGGAGTTGTATTAGAAGATGGAAAAGAAATACATATGACACAGAAACAGGTAAATAACTTTATCAATGCAGCCGGAGTAGTGTCATTTTCTTATCTTGGCGGATGGAAGTGCTGGGGAAATAACACAGTCGCATATCCGGATAAAACGGAACCAAGCAACCGCTTCATCAAATGTGTAATGATGTCAAATTACATCGAGAATAGATTTAAGACAGAGTATTTATCAGAAATCGGCACGGATGGAAAAACAAAAGTGATTGATTCCATCGTGAGCAATTTTAACGCTGATCTTAATGCATTAGTGCCAGATTATCTTGCAGGAGCGGAAGTGATCTTTGATAAAGAAGAAAATCCAATTTCAGAGATTGAGGAAGGACGTTTTGTATTTAAGACCAGATACGCAGACTGGACGCCAATGGAATATATTGAAAACCGTTTTACATGGGATTCAGAAATCTTGCGGAAGGCATTTGAAGGAGGAGAATAAAGATGGGAAAAAGACTAATTCCTGATAAAATTGAAAATTTCAATGTTTATCTGGGCACAGCAGCAGATTCAAACAGACTGATTGGAATCACAGATGAAATCACACTTCCAAAATTAGAAAATATGTCTGAGACTATCAACCTTGCAGGAATGGCAGGGGAATATGATTCACCGACAGTCGGGCAGTATAAGAGCATGGAGATTGAGATTCCGTTTTCCAATATTTCAAAAGAAACATTGGAAATTGCAGCACGGGATAATGAACCTATGATTATGAGGAGCTCACAGGAGTTTATCGATCCGGAAACACATAAAAAAGACAGATCGAATAGAACAATCACAGTCAAAGGCATGACCAAAGCCGTAAACTATGGAAGATTAAAAAAAGGAAGTTTTGGAAATCCAAGCATAACCAAAGAGGTTACGTATTACAAAGATGAAATTGCCGGAGAAGTAGTCACAGAGATTGACAAATTCAATGGCAAGGCAGTCATCGGCGGCGTTGATATGACAAAAGATATTTTAGACTATATCTAAAAAAGTGCCGGGGATTTCCCGGCACCAATAAGAAGGAGCAGAATGCACATGGAAGATTTAAAAAAAATGAACGAAAATGCAGAACTTGAAGCAGCGGCAGATAATGCAGTAAAAAATGAGAAAGGCAGTATTGAGAAAATCAACAGAGAACTTTCTTACGAAGTTGAATTAACCAGAGAGTACGACTTCGATGGAGAGAGAATCAGAAAAGTTGACCTGTCTGGGTTAAAAGAATTAACGACAGTAGACGGAACAGAGATCGATCAGGTTATGGAAAGAATGAACCATGAGCCAAGAAATAAATTTAGAGACCTGACATATACGAAACATATCGCAATGCGAGTGACAGGACTTCCGGTAGAATTTTTTAATAACTTAATCTGGAAGGACATGGAAAGAATTAAAAATAGGATCACACTCTATTTTTTGTTCTAGGAGCCAGCGATGATTTAATAAAAAATCTGAAGAAACTGGCAATCAGGATTTCAATGAAGATCAATACACCATATAACTATCTGATCGGAATATCAATATCGGATTTGCTTGATATGGCACAGGAAATCGCAGAAATTAATCAGGAAGATGAAGAAATGCGGAAAGCACGCATGGAAAATAACTAGGAGGTGCACAGATGGCTTCAAAAACTACATATGAATTGCAGGTAAAACTTGGAGCCAAAGCATCTCCAAGCTGGAAAACAACATTAAAAAACGCACAAAAGGACCTCGAAAGTTTCGAGAGTTTTAATAATAAATTAGCCACAGGAATTGCAGCAGGCGCAGTCGCAGCAGGCACAGCAGCAGCCTACGCGGTCAACAGTGCAACGGAAGTTTACAAAGACTTCGAACAGGAGATGATGACTGTAAAATCAATCTCCGGCGCAAATACTACACAGTTTCTGGAAATGAAGGATGCAGCCCTGGACGCTGGAAGGAATACAATTTTCACAGCGACAGAATCTGCATCTGCATTAGAGTACATGTCACTCGCAGGATGGGACACACAACAGTCAATAACAGGGTTAACACCGATTTTGCGTCTGGCAGCAGCAACACAAAAGGAATTACAGACAACAAGTGACTTGGTGACAGATTCCATGAACGCATTAGG